CATTAGGATTACCTTTACCAGTGTTTATTTCTGCTATTGACGCAAACTTTTTACCGCCATCTACTAAAATACCTAACAAATCAAGCAAAGTTCTACTTGGTTCTTTAAATGGTAGAGGCTGTATAGCTTGACTTAGTACACCACCAGGGGCATCTACATCTCTAAATTCTCCTGGCTGTAAAGGCACATCTTCATCTCGTATTCTTATGCCACGAGTTTTAAAACCTGCTGGTAAGTTTGCTAGCGTGCCTGCATCAATTAATTGTCTAAGTATTGAAGTAGAGGCTTTTGATAAGCCACCAATCATATGTGTTAACCCAAATCCATAAAAACCAAGACCAGGCAAAAACTTAAAATGTACAAAGTATTCTATTTTGTTTTTAAGTGGGTCTTGTTCTTGATAGTTTCTTCTGATAGATAATATAT